GAAGCAAAGACAAGATGAAGTTGCAGTTGAAATGCAAGAAAAGTTTAAGATTTGCCACGAAGCCATTGACCATGAATATCTCACGAATAAAAAAGTTAAAAGTTATGGGTTGAAGCAATTAAATGGTAGGTTAATTGTTCCTGTATATAATACTACAGGACAGATTCGTTCTCTACAGTACATAGATAAAAAAGGGGACAAAAGATTCGCTTCCGCTTCAGAAATCAAAGGTAATGTATTTTTAATTGGTACAACGCTTACCGAATTAACAAGCTTAGAAAAATTAATTTTAGTTGAAGGCTACTCAACTGCCGCTTCAGTATATGAAGCAACCCAAATTCCTGTAGCTTGTGTATTTAGTGCCAACTTCTTGTTGGATGCAGCCTCTAATTTACGCAAGCTGACAGGTGCTAGATTTATTCTCGCGCTTGATAATGATGAGAGTGGAGTGGGAGAGAAGAAGGCGCAAGAGTGTTGTGCAAGTGTGCCAAATACAGCAGTAAGATTACCGAGCGAGCGCGGGGACTATAACGACTTATATTTAAAACATGGTTTAGATAAAGTAAGAGCAGAATTGGTGGATCACAAATTAGGAATCCAGAAGTATGCGATTCGTAACCTAGTTGGTAAACCCGAGCCACAAAAGTTTTTAGTTGAAGGTCTAGTTCCAATAGCTAAACCTGGACTACTGGCAGCATCTGGAGGCGTTGGAAAATCTCTAAGTGTGATTCAGTTAGCCTTAAGGATAGCCTGTGGCAATGGTCGTTGGTGGGGTAAAGAGGTAAACGAACATGGAAATGTAGTAGTCTTTGCAGCTGAAGATGACCTTCCAGAGATACATAGAAGGCTTGATTTATTAGACCCAAGAGGAGAAAGATTTAATAGCCAGTATGAAGTTTATGTATTTCCAATTCCAGAACAAAAAGAACCTATGATACTGTTAAGAGAAGAAGGTATAACACCACAGGCAACTGAACTTTTAGAGGAAATATCTTCTATACCAAATTTAAAGTTGGTTTGTTTTGATCCCCTGCAAGCATTTACAACAGGGAATGTTAGTAGTAGTAATGAAGTTGGACAGTTATGGGGTTCTTATTGCGCAAACATATCAGCTAGACTCAAATGTACAACGCTCACAGTACATCATTTAAACAAAGCTGGTCTTACAGTTGATTCAGATGACAGTATGGTTCAGAGAACCAGTGTGAGAGGCGCTTCAAGTTTGGTCGACTCACAAAGATTTTGCCTGACAATGGCTCTTGGAGATGTTGAAACTTGCGAGCGTGTTTGCGAGGAGCAACGAGTACCATATGACAGAATGGCCGTTGTGAAAGCATCATTAGTTAAATCTAATTCTGGCAATGTTGATTACAGTACCAAAACATTATTTAGAAAGAATGGCGTACTTGAACCGCTAGAGGAACTACAAAATCCTATGGCACTTTATGATAATTTTTAAAAGGAGAAAGCTATGAATTGTTGGCATTGTGGAACGAAATTAATATGGGGTGGCGACCATGATATTGGAGATGAGAACGAAGAATTTGATATCGTCACGAACTTATCATGCCCAAATTGTGAAGCATATATTGAGGTCTATTTACCAAAAGTAAAGGACACTTGACCTAGTAAGTTCTACCCATAACTATAGTAGAACAGGGACATAACTATAGTAGAACTTACTCATAACCCTAGTAAGTTCGCCTCATATATCCATACCATTAACATGGTATAGGAGTAGAACCCCTTGAGGGGGTTCGTACTCCAGGAAAAACAAAACGCACACGCAGGAGAGAGAAGGAGAAAGATGAAAAGATTCGCAGGAATAGATAGAGAGCATTGGTGGATTACAGCGCATGCGCAGGAGCAAGGAGCAGGGACTTTAGTGCCTATCTCTCTCGCGCGGAGGGAGGGAGATTTCTCTCGCGTGCGCTCGGTGGTTTGGGGTTGGTTTAGGCGCGAGTGCGGGAGAGAGGATTTAACAGTTGGAGCTAAGTTGATGTTATGGTCACTCTGCGAGCGCTGGAGGTATGAAACCTGGTCTTCGCATGATGCTATTAGTTATTATTGTAAAATGACTGGTGTCAATAGAAAGACCGCGGGCAGGGGTGTTGCGGAGTTGATAGATAAGGAGGTTATTTGGTGCGTGCTAGAGGGAGAGCAGAAAAGACTTAGGCGTTCGCAGGCGAAGGGGAGGAAGCATTTTTTGTTGGTTGGATTGATCGATTTGTTGGAGTGATTCGTTTGGCGGGGGCGGGGCGAGGAATGGGCGCTAGCGTTTTAGGGGTTAACTTTGGAGAGTTAAGATACTAGCGCCCATTCAAAAAGGTTATTGTATCATTTCTTTTCTTTGTCCTTGGTTTCTTTTTTCTTTTCGCGCTTGCCGAATATCTTATCCCAGTTCTCCGCAAATGTTTTCTTATCTGGTATTGGTCTTGGTCTGCTTCCTTTCCCGTTCATAGTCTCACCTTGAATAATCTAAATAGCAGTTTTAATTGCTCATCTGTTAAATGTCTTAAATGTTTTGGTATGTTCTGTCGCTTCATGTCGTCCTCACTATGCCATCGGGAGAAACTGTGCCTAGCCTTTCCCCTGTTATTGTTAATAAAAGCCATACGCCGTCTCTGTCTTGCTTAGAAGTATCTTTATTTGGGTATATGATTTCGCCTGTATGTCCTAGCTCATCTCTAAGGTGTCTTGCGTATGCAAACTCTGCCATTCCAAAAGTTATTGTTTTATATGGTTTCATTAGTCTGCTCCTTATAGTTTTTATAATAAACTTTAATTTCGTTGGGTCTTGAATCAGAACATTCATCTTCTTCTGAATTACAAACCTTACATTTTAGGGTTATAGATTTTTTATGAATGTAATTGTTATCACAATCACAATCCCAATATCTAGGGTCGGTTTTAACTATCATTGTCTTGCTCCTTTATATCCATTAAATAACCATCAGTCTTACAAGTAGCACACCCCTTAAAATGTCCTCCTTCATCTTCCATAAAGATTAGGTCATCATCATTTTTAAAAACCTCATCACACATATTGCATATAACTTTACTCATTATCTTGCTCCTTGTTAGTCCACCACAAGGAAACAGTATAGTTTTCTTGTTTACAGTTATTGCAATAGCAGTCCATTTCATTACTCTTGTCCTTGATAATCTCTATATCATCAGACGTACATTCATTACATACATAGTTATTCATTGTCTTGCTCCTCTATTGTTGGCATAGAAACAAAACTAACTACCTTAGCTTCTTCCTTACAAAAAGTAGGACTTCCTACATCGTTATATATATATCCGTCCTTCCATTCTTGTATTGCTTTGTTCCTAGCATCTTCATAGCTAGTAGCATTTACTTCTACATCATGTATTTGTATTACATGTAGTTCTACACTATATTTCATTATTTACCCCTTGTTGGTTTGCCATTTGGAAAGGTTAACGCTTCGCTAAATGCCTTCCAATGCTTCGGTGTCATTATTTGCTCTACTTTGTGGATAGGCGTGTTGTCTTTTAGGCCGTACATCTTGCGAAGCTGTCCAATAATGCTTTTGTGTTTAGATCTTATTTCGTTGCTCATTGTTGCACCGCCTTTGCTGTGTTGTCGTATTCTTGTTCTGTTAGATAAGAATATGATTGTAAAAATTGCTTCTTGGTTAATATTCTAAAGTCTTGCATCTTTTCTATATCGTCTAAGAAGTTAGCGTTTTTGGTTATTGCTTCTATTAAATCATTATATAATTTATATGTTTTCTGAAGCTCCTCTGTTAGCATGTATATTAATTCTCTTGCTGTTGAAGTGTCGCTGTAGTCGTATTCTTTTATTTTGTTTAAGTCTATTTTCATTGTTTCCCCCTTATGTATTGATAATTAAATCTGATTCTTGAAATCTTTGCTTAACGTATCGCAAAGCATCAATCACGCATAAGTCATATTCAAAGTCTCCCAACTCATCAGAGTCTATAAAAACATCATGCCTATAGATACCACCATCAAACTCTTTTTTATTGATAAAGATGTTGTAAGTAATACCTTGTTCTTTGTGTGCTGATGTTTCATGCATAAAGATTTCAACCTTTCCAATGTCTAAAGGAAAACAGCAATAAACAATATCGTTGTCATCCTCATAATCAACCATGGCTTGTTCGTATTCCATAAATTTATCTGTATTCATTATGCAACCTCTACTTGGTTATCCTGTAACCATTGATTGCCGACATCTGTAAGCCTGTAATAAATAGCTAAAGATATTTTATTAAATATATCTCCGCTTGTTATGTCGTCACTTGCTTCATAGCCTAGTGTAAAATCTGATTGAACAACTTCTAACAAATCATAGTTATATATTGGAACCCAACTATCTGCATATTCATTAATCAAATCCTCGGGATATTTTGATTCTAATATTTCTTGTTTATTTTCGTTTAGTTCTTCAATTAGATTTTGCTCTAATGTGTAGATGTTTTGTTTATTTGTATCTGTCATGTACTTCTCCAAAGTATGCAAGATTTAATTACCTTACAATACTCATTTTACACAATACAACACAATAAGCAACACTTTATATACATAAATGTGTAATTAATTGCTTAAATCCGATAAATAAAGGGTTTATAGAGTACAATTAAACGGAATATGGAAACAAAAACACCTAAAAAGAGAGGACGTAAACCAGTTGTAATAGATGCGGAAAGAGTTGAGCATCTAGCGTCACAAGGTCTAGGAATCATGGACATTTGCAGAAGTCTGGGGGTTGGTTGGGATGTATTCAACAGACATAGAGAAAAGAAAAGTACGGGAATTGCGGAAGCTTTGGATATTGGAACCAGCAAAGGCTTAGCATTTGTAACTTCTAAACTCATGGAAACAATAGAAGACAAAAATTTTAATGCCATCTCTTTCTATCTCCGCAACCGCGCGCCCGACCAATGGGCAGACCGCCAAGAAGTCAACCACAATCTTGACCTTAAAGGCGTACTCACGGACGCACGCGAGCGCATTAGCATAATAGAACACGCGCCAGCGCACGCGCTAAAGAACAGCGCACGCACGCCGAGAGCGGGCGAGGATGAATAATAGGGTGGGGCGGATGCGGGCAATAGTTTTGCTCCCTTTTTAACTAATGCATAATTCTCTCGTAATTTCGCATTTGACCCCCCCTTTCGTTGCATGGCGGTGGTGATATATGTATAACTACTGAACTAAAATTTTTTAATTTTTTTTAATATATGAAATACGGCG